AACCGAACTGGCTGACAGCACCATGGCGGTTTTGCAAGAGCAAGCTAAAAAACGCTTAACTGATCTTGCCGTTAAAGAACAAGTCGGCGCAGGTCAAGAAGCGCTGAAACAATTGTTGTTAGACAACATGTCTAGGTTGCGTGTGCCTTCGTATCTAAACGCTGTGGCTGCGACGACTAACAAGGCTTTGCAAATCTTAGAAGACAAGATTGGCGCTAAGACCATGGGTGCGCTGACCGAAAGTTTAAAAACGCCTGAAGGTGCGGCAAAGTTGCTAGAAACTTTACCTGCGTCTGAGCGCAACCGTGTGTTGCAAATAATTTCTGACCCATCTGTATTGACGCAAGGGTCAAGATTATATGTATCGCCCGGTAAAGTGCTTAAAAGCCAACAAGCCAAAGAAGCTGCCGAAGCAATCCGCACCGGCACGGTTACTACTGGCGTCAATGCAATGGCGCCTGAGCGCAATAATGAAAACGCGTTAAATCAACCATACCGCGTGGAAATTCGTGGAACAGGGCGTTAAATGGACACCCAAGTCTTATTCAACATCGCGGTAAGTCTGGCGGGGTTTTTAGGTGGCTGGGTGCTGAACAACATTTACCGATCACTGGAGCGCTTAGATACTGACGTGCGGGCTATGCCTTTAAACTACGTCACCCGCGACGACTACCGCGCTGACATGCGCGACATTAAAGAAATGCTTGGCAAAATCTTTGACAAACTGGATGGCAAAGTTGACAAATGATCATCGACCCCATCACGGCGCTTGAGGGACTACAGCAAGCCATAGGACTTGTCAAAAAGGCAAGTAAAGTAGCCAACGATCTAGCGGGCCTAGCGCCTATGATCGCCAAGTTGTTTGACGCCAAAAGCGTGGCCACCAAAGCCATGGTGGAGGCCAAACGCTCTGGCAACAAGTCAAACCTTGGCACAGCTTTGCAAATTGAAATGGCGCTTGATGAGGCCAAACGCTTTGAGGCCGAATTACAGATGCTTTTTATGCAGACGGGCCGCATAGACGTGTGGCAAAAGATTAAAGAGCGCCAGCAACAAATGGACATTGAAGACGCGCATTTAGCGCGTCAAGCCAAGGCCGAAGAAAAGAAACGCAAAGAAGAAGAAGATGAACAACTGGCGTGGGCGATTGGCATTGTGACCCTTGTTTTACTAATTGGCGCCGTTGGCTGGGGTATTGCTGAAATTTCAGAAGTTTGCGCCAGAATGCGGTGTGGTCGGTGAATGAGTACCAAAAACAATTTGACCTGTTTCTCAAAGTGTTTGTGCGCCTGTGCATCGCTTGGTGGGTGCTTGGGTTTTTGCGGTTCTTGCCTGACGATCTGTCAGACAAGATTGTCAATAAATTACTTGGAATGATTGGACTAGGATAATGCTGACTTTACTTTCAACCCTAATTTCTTTCCTGATGGGCGGCCTGCCCAAGTTGTTGGACTTCTTTCAAGATCGGTCTGACAAACTGCATGAACTGGCGTTGGCTAGGATGCAAATTGAGCGTGAGTTGGAATTGCGTAAGGCGGGCTTTGAGGCTCAAGAGCGCATTGAACACATCCGCACAGAGCAGTTGGCCACCGAAAGCGCGGCCACCACCCAGCAAGTTTTGATTGGTGCGCAGCAGGCTGAGATGCAAGCCATTTACGCCCACGATGAAAGTCTAAACGAAGGCACTAGCCAGTGGATGCGTAACCTACGCGCCAGCGTTCGCCCTGTCATTACCTACGGTTTCTTTTTCCTGCTAGTTTTTGTTGACGTTGGCCTGTTTGCCTATGGCTGGCACAATGGCGTTAGTTTTGTAGAGTTGGCCGAAATGCTGTGGGACTCAGAAACCCAGGCGTTGTTTGCGTCCATCATTGCGTTCCACTTTGGTGGCAGAGCGTTTGGCAAATGAACGTCTCGCCCAAAGCCATTGAGATGATTAAGCACCATGAAGGTGTTCGATTCAAACCGTACCAGTGCCCAGCAAAGCTGTGGACAATAGGAGTTGGCCATGTTCTTTATCCGAATCAAATCAAAATATTATTGGCTGAAAGGGGCGCTTACGCGCTTCATCCTGAAGATAGCCGGACGTTTACCAAAGAAGAAGTAGATGGAATTCTTCGCGCTGATCTTGACCGTTTTGAGCGTGGGGTGGAGCGCTTCTGCCCTGTCCCTCTTACACAAGGTATGTTTGATGGCCTTGTTAGCTTTAGTTTTAACGTCGGTCTGGGAACACTCCAGCGTTCGACGCTTCGTCAAAAGTTGCTTCGTGGCGACAAAGAAGGCGCTGCCGAAGAACTTCTAAAGTATTGCATGGCGGCAGGAAAAGTCCTTAGAGGCTTGCAAACCCGCCGCATAGACGAGCGCCGCCTATTCCTTAGTTAACGCCCTGTACGCCTCAATAGCGGTCTTTAAATCGCATTGCAGCATCTGTATGCGGTCGTCTTGCTCACACAACTTGGCGTAGGCTTCTTCGGCAAACTTGGCCAAGTTAGCCTGGCTCCATGTTTGAAAATCTGGCCTGTTAATCATTGGATTCCTTCTTAGACGGCGCGTCTAATTCAAGGCGGTAATACTTAGCCGGCATCTTGGCGTTCTTATCCAGTTGTTTGCGCAGCCATTCAGCGCCGCCAAGTTCTTGCAAGATCATCCAGTGCCTATCTGACATTCGGACTTGTCGGCCTAACAGGGGTTCAGGTGGTTTTGGTCTTGGCATTTATCTAACTCTCCGAAGCGGCATGTCCATAACGCGCTCTGGCGGTGGGGGTGTCATTTTTTCAGAAGGTGGTGTCCAACCATGCTTGCGCCAGATGGCTTGCACGTCTGAACCAGAAGACCATTTGAAATCTTTGTTTGGCATAGACGGGTAACTGATCTTTGAGTAAGGCGGTTTTTCTAGCATTGTGTTGCTCCTTTAAGTAGTTCTAATCTTTCCCGTGCTACGCGCAGGGTGTTGTAGCGCTGGTGAAGGCGCTGAAGCATGGTAACGCGCTTGGCGCCATCACGTTCCTCGTTAAGCAGTTTGAGGACGTCCTCCTCGCTCATCCTGCTAAGTTCATTGTTAAGGCTTCGCCAAGTAGTTGTCAATTTTCTTCTCCAATTTAGTAATTGTCCCGCGCACGCGCATAAGCGCCCGCACTGCGGCGTTGGCTTCGCGGTCGCGTATGCGCAACTCGGCCTTGGCCACCTTCAATTTGGCTTTCCATAAATCAAATCGTTTCATCTTTTTCCTTAATGTCGTAAAACCAATCGTCGCCTGCTGACCACTTGCGCGTGCCGTCCACTGTCCATAGGCGCTGCGCCGCTTGGAAGTCAGGAAACTTTGTCTCAGCAGGGATCAGGCTTTGGTCGTACCACAAGCACCGGTTGTTAGGCTGGCAAGCAAACTGGCCATTGTCTAGCGCAATCCAATTAAACGACTTGTGTTCCTCGGCCTGCTCGGTAAAACCCGTGTCTAAACTTAATTCGTCGGCGCAGAAGTCAACCGTAAACAAGTAACGTCCAAAGTGCCACTCACGGTCTTTACCCAAAAACTTTACGCCCAGGTTACGCAGACCAATTTTTTCAAGAATAGTAAACCTATAGCCCATACAGTCCCACAACTGAAGCGTGTCAACAGGCAAATTGCCAGCGTCTTTGTGCCACACATACGCGTGTATCGGCAGCTTGTCATACAAAGCGCCGTAAGCTGGCAACAACGATTCAATTCGGAACACTTGGCCGCGCAAGGCTTTAAGGCTGACCCAGATGGCCGGCTCCAACTCGCCGTGCCCCTTGTGATCGTTGTACAAAAACTCGCGCTTCACAAAGCACTTCATGGGCGGCAGCGACGCCACGATATAACTCATTTCAGTTCCTCCATTGCAATATCAGATATGGCGCGCTTGTCGTGCAAGGCCGCCCAAATTTTTTCATCTACCGTTTTGCTGGTCAGTAGGATGTAGCACCACACAGGGTGTTGTTGCCCGCTGCGGTGCAAACGACCAATGGTCTGCTCGTACAGTTCCAGACTCCACGGCAACGACAGAAACACCATGTGACAGCCGCCGTGCTGTAAGTTAAGCCCGTGGCCGGCTGACTTTGGATGGACGGCCAGTAACCTGATCTTTCCATCATTCCATCGCTTGATGGCGTCGGTGTCGTCAAGGGTGGTGACGTTAAAGCGTCGCTTGAGTTCGGCAAGTTCTTCTTGGTAGGTGTAGGCGATGATGGTGTTGGCATGTTGGTTTTCGTTCAATAGTTCTTCTAATCTTTCAAACTTGTGCATGCTGTACCAAATTGGACGCTGGCTAGATACAAACTTGCCAGGCGACTCAGACGGCGTGGTCGTCGTGTCGTAAACAAAACCTGACGCCAGTTGCTGTAGCTTGCCCGTGACAACTGCGGCGTTAACAGCTGTGATGCCCTCCAGCACAAAGTCTTTTTTCATTGTGTTGTACGGCGTCATGTCCATCGTGCAGGCCAACTCAACTGTATGCAACGGCGGCAACTTGTCCTTATACTCGCCTGCCTCCAAGACAAATGTGGCAGGCTTAATTACGTCCATGACCTTCTGAAGCGACCCTACTCTAGGCGCCCATTCGCCAAACTCTTTGTTAATCAACACAAAGTATTGCTGCATGAACGCGCCTTTGCTGCGCCCCAGCAATGACTGGTCTACAATCTTGCACTGGCCAAACACGTCCTCAAGGCCGTTGCTAGTAAACGAGCCGGTCAAGCCCCAGCGCGTTGTCATGGGGTCAACCACTTTGAGGAACGCTTTGAAGCGTGTGCCTGACGGGTTCTTTAATCTGGTCAGTTCGTCAAACACCACGCCGTCAAAGTTTAGCTTCTGCTCGGCCAACCATTGCAAGTTGTCGTAGTTGGTCACGACCACCTGAGCGTTGCTTTTGAGGGCGTCTAG